TACAACGGTATAGTCGATGTAAGGGACATTCATCGTACGTTAAATCCATTTGGTATGGATGCGTCGTATGTTCCAGATAATATACCTCATCACCCAATAATGGTGCCAAAAATAGATCTGTTGGTAGGTGAGGAAATAAATAGAAAGTTTGATTTTTCATGTATAGTTACAAATCCTGATGCAATAAGTCATAAGGAAGAAACCAAAAAAGAATTTATTAAACAAAGGTTTGCCCAATTTATACAAAGTACAGGAGAAGATCCTAGTGAGATTGAACGTAAACTAAAAGAACTTGAAAAAGATATACATACATGGCAAGATAAAAAAGAACTTCTTGCCAATAGAATATTAAGACATTATTGGGAAGAACAAAGTTTTTCATTAAAGTTTAATGAGCTTTTTAAAGATGCACTCATAAATGCAGAAGAAATTGCTCAAATAGATATTGAAAATAGCGAACCTGTTTTTAATAAACTAAATAATTTAAAAGTTCATTCTATACGTAGTGGCAATAGTAATAGGATCGAGGATTCAGATATGATAATCATAGAGGATCATTGGTCACCAGGAAAGATCATAGATGTTTTTCATGAAGAACTAAAGCCTACGGATATAGATTCCATAATGGATTATAGTGTAAAAAAGGGATACACTGATGATGATTCAAACCATTTATTTTTAAGGGATGGTCTGAATGATAATACTGTAGATCCATTTCTTGGTATAGCAGAAATAAACGGACATCATTTTTCTGCAAACTTTACGGATGCACAAGGTAACATAAGAGTGTTAAGGGTTTATTGGAAATCTCTTAAGAAAATGAAAAAGGTAAAGTATTATGATGAGATGGGTGATATACAGACAAAACTCAGATCTGAAGAATATATACTTGATACCGATGCGGGTGAAGAAGAAGAAATACTTTGGGTAAATGAAGCATGGGAAGGAACTAAAATTGGTTCTGATATATATATAAACATGCGTCCAAGAAGAGTTCAATATTCAAGATTGAACAATCCTTCATATAATCATTTTGGTATAATAGGTGAAGTATACAATACAAACCAAGCAAAAGCTGTCAGTCTTGTAGATAGAATGAAAAACTATCAGTACATGTATGATGTACTATGGGACCGTACCAACAAAGGTATTGCTAAAAATTACGGTAAAATATTAGAATTGGATCTTGCAAGAATACCAGCAAATTGGGAAGTTGAAAAATGGATGCATTTTGCAGTAGTAAATGGTATAGCCGTTGTTGATTCTTTTAAAGAAGGGAACAAAGGTAAATCCACTGGTAAGCTTGCTGGTAACATGAACCAGACAAAAGGTTATCTTGATCTTGAAACAGGAAGTTATATACAACAACATATAAGTCTTCTTGAATATATTAAGATGGAGATGGGTGAAATTGCCGGAGTTAGTAAACAAAGGGAAGGTCAAGTATCCAATAGAGAAACAGCAAGAGGTATAGAAAGAGCAGTAAACCAGTCCAGTCATATTACTGAATGGTGGTTTATGAAACACGAAGATTTTAAAAAACGTGTCCTTACTGCATTTCTTGATACTGCAAAAATAGCGTTTAAGGACAATCCCAAAAAAGCACAATATATACTTGATGACCAATCTATAGAGATACTTAATATAGATGAGGAATTTTGTGATGCGGATTATGGTCTTGTGATAACAAGTTCACAAAAAACAAAAGAGCTTGAAGAAACAATGAAAGGTCTTGTTCAAGCTTTCATGCAAAATGGTGGAAACTTTAGTACTGTAATGGATGTTTATTTGTCACCATCTATTGCTGATATGAGAAGGAAAATAGAAAAGGTTGAAGAAGATACCAAAGAAACTGAAAGACAAGCGCAACAAGAACAGAACAAAATTGCTGAGCTTACTATAAAAGCAGAACAAGAAATGGCGCAACAAGATAGGGATCTTAAACGTTACGAAATAGATACCAAAGCTACTACTGATATACAAAAAGCAATTATAACCGCTACTAAAAGTGATGATGGTATAATAGATCCTCTTGAAAATGCAAAATTAGAATTGGATAGGGAGAAAGTTATTAAGGATCATATGGAAAAAATAAAAGCTCTCGAACAAGAAATGGCGATGCACAAAGATAAAATGGTAATAGAAGAAAAGAAGATAATTGCAACAAAAAACAAACCATCTTCTAAGTAAGAACGCTATTAGAAAATCTTTAAAATTTTATCATAATAGGTATAAAAATTTGCATATATAATACTTAATGTAGTATATTTGCATAAAAGTAAATTAAAGGGAACTATATGAAAGACAATGAAAACATCAATATGGACATTTTTGGAGAAGTGCCGTATATTGAAATGGATGAAGGAAATGATTTTTTATTTACAGAAGATCAAGAAGAAGATATAATAATAGAAGACAATAAAGAAAAAGTTACTGTTACCAAAAACGAGGGTGAAGATCCGGAGGAAGTAGTTGATGATAATCAGGACGAGGATGATGCAGAGGTTGAATCTGACGACAATAGTGTAGAAGATTCCTCTCCAAATTTGTTCAGTTCCCTGACTGCCCTATTGGTCGAAAAAGGATTGATCACCTCTGCTGAATCCAATATAGAAGACGAAGATTCATTTATAGATCTATTTAAGAACGAGATCAAAAAGAATGAATTTTCAGATCTTACAGAATCACAAAAAACATATCTTGAAAATTTAAGAAAAGGTGTACCTGAAGAAGAAATAAAAGAAAATATAAAAACAGTATCACAATTGGAATCTATAACAGATGATATGATAGCTGAAAATTCTGATCTTCGTCAACGTATAATTTATAATGATCTTATAACAAAAGGATTTTCTGAAGAAAAAGCATTGAAATTTCTAAAGCGTAGTATTGAATTGGAAGCTGATGTAGAAGATGCGAAGGAATCTCTAGAAAGTTTAAAAATACAAAATAAGGATTCATTTCAAAAAAGAGCAGAGCAGATTGAAAAAGAACGAATAGAAACTGAAAAATCTGAAAAGCAACGTATTGAAAACATTAAAAAAAAGATAAAAACTACTACAGAAATTATAAAAGATTTTAAAATTACAGATAATGTAAAAGAACAGGTAGAAAAAAACATGTTCTCAATAGTAGGTAAAGATCCAAAAGGTAATGATGAAAATGCCCTTATGAAATACGCAAGGGAAAATAAAGATGATTTTGAACTCAAACTTTATTATCTTTATACCATTACAAAAGGATTTGAAAATTTCGATATTATAGAAAAATCAAAAAATAGTAAAGTTGTATCCGATCTTGAAAGAGCATTACGTTCTAACACAAGAATAAAAGATTCAGGAACACCAACATATTTACAAGATCCAGACAGTTACTCCATTGAGATAGCGGGACATGATCTTGTTTTAGATTAAAAACATATAAAAAACAATATAAATAATGAGTGTAGGTAAATTTGTAATGACACATGCCAAATCGTTTTCGGGTATTACCACCCGGAATCACTTAGGTGCGATATGGCAGCAGAGCCCCCAAATGGGTTCTAAGATCACTACTCAGTTACTACAAGAATCAGGTGTAAAAAGTTTGGATTCATCTCTAGCAGCTTTCCCCGTCAAAACTTTGAAGTCAGATGATGATTTCATATGGAGACTGGCAGGTAGTTCCGAAAGGAATATCCCATTGAAAGTTGCTCGTTGGAAAGGTGCAGTAGTTACTGACGCCACTACCAATGTAGGTGCGGGACGTGACACATTTGAACTTGTATTTTCTGAGAAGTATTTCACTGATGTACATGAGATATCTGGTGAAAAACCTGACGTATACAGGATCAAAATCGTAGATGACCCCCGTGCAGAAGGTACTGATTGGGTATATACCTGTGAGCTTTTCGGTGACGAATCGACACTATTGGGTATGCCGGGATCCGAACTTCTTCCAAATATGAGGTTCTCCATCGAAGGTGCTGGTGTAGAAGATGAACTTTCTATCAAAGGTGCTGGTATCCAGTTCAACACTCCTTACAGTATGAGAAACAGTTTCTCCTACATAAGGATAGAACATACCGTATCTGGAAAGATGATAGATGTTAACTTTAAAACCAATCCCCTTTGGACAGCTTCTATTGTAACAAGGGATCCAAAAACTGGAAAACTACATGAATCCTTGACTTGGATGCAGGAAGTTTACTGGCAATTTGAACAAGCTGTAAGTAAAGTTAAAGCTCGTACCATATTTTTCGGTAAAACCAATCGTGATGAGAATGGTAGGTTCCTTAACTTTGGTAAATCAAATATTACCATTAAAGCAGGTTCTGGTATAAGGGAACAAATGGAAGTTTCCAATACTATATTTTATAATGACTTTTCTCTAAGGTTGTTGACAGGTATGCTTACGGAACTTTCCGAAGGCAAACTTGATATCAATTATACCTCTGGTGAGCGTAAGTTCATGATAAAAACTGGTGAACGTGGTGCTGTACAGTTCCATGAAGGTGTAACCGCAGAAGCAATGGGATGGGTTTCTCTATCACAAAACAATCCTGCTATTTTTGAAAAAACATCTTCTAAATTACATCCAAATTCATTTAAAGGTGGATTCCAATTCACAGAATGGATTGCACCAAATGGAGTGCATGTTGTTCTAGATGTAGATGGTATGTATGATGACAAAGTAAGAAACAAATTGTTGCATCCAAATGGAGGTGTTGCAGAATCTTACCGATATGACATCTTTTACATTGGACAAAGTGCCGAACCTAACATCCAAAAAGTGGTTGTTGAAGGTGAAGAAGAAATCAGGGGTTACCAAGCTGGTATCCGTGATCCTTTCACTGGAAAAAGGGGAGGTAGAATGGAAAGAATGGAAGATAGTGCAACTATAACCGCAATGGATACAGTTGGAGCTATGGTTCTTGATCCTTCCAGGACAGCATCTTTAATACCAAATATATTAGGATAAAAACATTAATTGGGGAACTAACCTTCCCCAATAATACTGCGGGGTGGAGCAGTTGGTAGCTCGGTGGGTTCATATCCCACAGATCGTTGGTTCAAGTCCAACCCCCGCCACAAAAATTTAAAATAAAATGGGAACAGAAGTATTGGAGAAAAGTTTTGTTTTACCTAAGAAAACAGTTACGGTAAGATACATAAACAGGAAAAAAGGAATGGCTGCTGATGTGAAAGATGATCATGTAATAGCAGGTGGTATGTTAAATGGAGCATTTAAACGTATTTGCACTCCATTAATGAAGAATGGTAGTATAATGAATGTACTTACCAAGGAAGAGAAAGACTATTTAGAAAACCCAAGTACGGGTCTTGGAACAAGTCTTTCAGTATATTCAAATAGAAAGTTTTGGTCTGAAAGATACGTGTTGCTGTTTAAAGGAGATAATCTTTTACAACTTGAAAACCCAATAGATTATATAGATTATAAAATACTATTGGCCAATACAGATCTTATAGCTCCTTCTTTAAAACATAAAGATCATAAAATGACATATATGTTTGTCGTAATAGATGAAGATGAAGAAAGAGAAATCGAAAAAAATACTTTTAACTATAAGAAACAAGCATTTAAATTATATTCACAAGTTGAAAATAATGCTGATATATTGAGAGGAATAATTAAAATGGTCAATAAAAAACCAGTTAGTGATAAATCTACAATAGAATGGTTAAGACAAGAAGTTGAAAAGATAGTTGATAAAACACCAAAACTTTTTGTTGAACTTATAGAAGATAGTAACTACGAATATAAAATATTTCTTTCACAGGCTGAAGATGCTGGAGTTGTCATAAAACAAAATCAAAGATATATGACAACCGATGGTATAGAATTATCAGAACAAGGTGAAGTTGCATCTTTTGAAAATGCTGTAAAATATATAGCTGATCCAAAAAATTCAGAACTTGTTGATATTTTAAAAATTAAAATAGATAAAAGTAAAAAATAATGACAGTTGTCGAATTTAAGAATGCTTTTAATATATTATTTGATGGAGTTGCATCCAACGATGCCCCTGCCTTGGATGATTATGAAATATCATTCTTTTTGACAAAAGCACAAGAAGACCTTGTAAAACAAAAAGTAGAACCACTTATTAGAAAACTCAATGGAAATAATGGTTTTGAAACTACCACTGTTGCAAGAGTAGAGTTAAAAAATTTAATAAAAGAATATAACACTACGTTACAACAAGCGACAGATAAAAATATAAAACAGGGATCACAATTTTTTATTATACCTTCTGATACAATGTATATAATTTGGGAGCAAGGTGTAGTAAAACCACCAGGATGTACTACAGATCAATATATAGATATTGTACCTAAGACACACGATGAATATAATGTGCAAATAAAAAATCCTTTTAAAAGACCATATATCAAACAGATATGGAGAATGGATTACAATGCAATAGAGTTCTCAAATAATGTAGTAGAGCTTGT